GGGGAAGTCCGGCGCAGCCGGATAGGGGGGTGGCGAGCGCAGCGAGCCAGTCAGCAGAATGTTTTTCATGCCATATGACACAGAAAGGTAAATCCGTAACGCTGACTTTATAAGCATTGCCGCGGAGCGGCAATCCACAACCCTCGGGGCCAAAGGCCCCGTCAAACTTAAGAACCCTCCGGCCGTCAGGCCGGTCAATCCTAAGAACCTTTCCCTCTGAACCTTTTGAACCCTCTGAACCTTATGAACCCTCACGCCGCAGGCGTGTCCAGGTCAATCTTAAGAACCTCTCTCTCTTGAATCATAACCTGCAAACTATACAACGCATAAATACAAAAGTATTTGACACCCTATAGCCCCACCATGCATTTCCATTCACTTTGCTCTGACCAATACCCTGGAATCAATACATGTGAACGAATATTTTATAAGATATGTATGCTATGAAATATATGAATGACGATTCAAGTGAGAAAACAAACTTTGCCAAAGAAATATTGGATAATGGGGTATAAAAGATATATATTTTATCTCATACTAGAAATAGTAGTATAATAGTGAGACAATTACAATATCTGGTATATTCTTAGTGATTTTCCTTAGCATTTCTTAGTTAGTAGTAGCATTTAGTAGCTTGTCTATCACCTCACCTGCTTCCTTGTCTTGCTTAGGTAATGCATGGGTATACCTGTTAAGAGTAATGACCACAGAGGAATGCCCTAACCTTGAAGACACAGTTTTGATATTCACTCCTGCCATTATCAACCATGTGGCGTGGGTGTGTCTTAAGTCATGAAACCTGACATGCTTAGTGATATGTGCTCTCTCGAGTGTCTGGTTAAGAGCTTTGGTGATTGTAGTGGCTGCTAAAGGTTCAGTGTGTCTTTCATTAGAGGAGAAGACAAAGTTATCTTCATCATTGTAGTCTTGCTTTAACAACTCCTGTATAAGCTCCTCTGGTACGTGTATGGTTCTGACAGAGCTGTTTGTCTTCGTAGTAGTGACCAGTCTTGCAGCTCCTCGGGTATCAGACATGCTTTTTGATACCTTGATTGTGTTAGTATCTAAATCTTTGAACTGGAGAGCTCTAAGTTCTCCTTTTCTCATTCCTGTCTCAAGGGCTGTCTTAAACAAAAGGTACTCCCACTCTTTACTTGTATTAGACAACAAGGTTCTTGCCTCCTCTTGAGTAAGTATCTGCATCTCTGGGGTGTGAGGTGTGTCTTTAACCTTTCTGGGTGTCATGCAGTCTTTAACGATGTTCTCTGTTATCAGCTTCTCTTTCCTTGCTTCCTCAAAGACAGCTATTAACAATGTCTTGAACATCTTTACATAAGAGACTGAATACTCCTGCAAGAGATTCATGAGAATCGTGTTGATTTGAGAAACTTGTATGTCTTTGATAAGGGTGTTGTCTATTGATTTAGTGTGCTTAAGCATATTCTTGTACATGACAAAGGATTGTGGTTTAAGTTGTATTTCCTTCATAGTAAACCACCTGTCTTTGTACATACCTAATGTAATGGGGGCTGTAGTAGGGTTGATTGCTCCTGTAGACACCTTGTATTTGTAGGCAAGAAGGTTCTCTTGTACTTCCTTCCTTGTCTTGCCAGTAAATGTCTTTGTGTGTCTTACCGTTTTCTTGGTTGTGGGGTTTACTGCATAGCCTGTCGTGATTATCCCTTTGTAGTCACCATTAGGGAGTTGTGTGATACTGCCCATTCCTCTTGGTGCTCTTTTCTTGGTTTGTCTCTTGTTAGTCACAATGTTTACCACCTTTCCAAAAAATTGTAAAAAATGTGAAACGTCAATTCAAATTGAGGTGCAGCGGATTTTCCCCCGTACCCCCTTAAATATATGATATCATTTTATTTAATTTTGCGCAAATAGCGTGTACGTGCGGATTCTGAATCCTATACAACTACTAGATGCTACATCGACGTTTACCTATATGCTGTCTGCTGCACACACATTAAGGAATCATGAGAAGTCTAATAAATCTCTAACGAAAAAGTCCTTGACTTCCCTATGGCAGTGTGCTATCATCATAACCGTAAGAACGATGTGCCTACACGGCTACACATCAATTCACACAAGCGCTTGAAAAAAGTACTTGACAAACTGAAAAAGATGTGATAACATGTAGTCAACATCAAGAGATTACAGAAAATCATACAGAATGATTTCTGAAAAAATCCCTAAAAAATGAATCAATATTGAAAGAAAGAATGGAAACTTCCGTAGGAAAGTGCGGCTCCTCGTAGCTTTAAAGCGTCCTAAAACGGGAGAGTCAAAAATGAAATTTTTTCTCTCAAAAGCTTCAAGAAAAAGGGGCTTGACAGAATCAAGAAAGTGTGATACAATGTAGTCACAAGGCAAGTCAAGAGCCTTGAAAAAATGTACTTGACAACATGGTGAAAATGTGGTAACATATAGTCACCATCGGAAAGTTGCATAGAAACACCGCCGAACGTGAAAAGGGTACTAGAGGGCAACTGACGGTATCAGCAGTAGCAGGTAGGGACTTGACAACTGAATATAGCGTGGAACTTGTCTAACTGTATGGAAGAATCGCTTACCACGTTAAAAAAGAGTAAAGCTGAAATGCGGGATATAGTCGCTGATGGTGCCAGCGTAAAAGGTAGGTGCCCTAAAGGGAAACTTATTCTGGGCAGTGATGGACTTATATGGGGTTGTCACTGTACAAGTAAGTAACTGTACTGGGATAAGCCGAACAATAGGATACATCTATCTTGCACTCTTTCTCTAGTCTAGTAGTCACAAGCGTGAACAAGTCGAAACAAGGGACTAGAAATCCCTTGTATAGACAAGATGGCAACTTGCCTACTGATGAGACAAGCCAATATTGTGCCCAAAGAAAGGAAGATAACTATGATGATTATTGAAATGAGACAGACAGAACGCAATGAGAACCTTGTAAGGGCGGCAATGAAAGTCGCTGCCAAAGAGGAAGCCATGGTTGACGTTCTCTATGATAGTAAGGGTTGGAAACTGTCTGATGAAGACCTTGCAGATGCCATTGACAAGGCTTTCCAGTACATGGAAGACTGGAACAAGCTCCTTGATGACAGGTACGCACAGATGTGCCTTGTCAAGACACACGACAAGACCTACTACGCCTTTGATACAGGCATTGACGGTGGTAATCTCGCAGTACTCCTTGGACTCATGGAGGAGAACGGGAAACTTGCAAGGCTCGATGGTGGGGCATTCATCCACTTTGAAAAGGATAACGTGGTGTTCGTTAGGGCATAGTGTCGAAACAAGGGACTAGAAATCCCTTGTCTACAGATGGGCGGCTCCCTCTGTACTGATGATGACAAGCTATAGGTTAGGAAAGGAAGGATTATCATGAAAGAGTTTGACTTCAAACCAATGAAGCTCGCAGGGCATTTTTCAGCCCACGCAGCAGTGAAAACTATCATCGTGCCACGTGGTGATAGTTTCAGTACCTGTCATATCCTTAGGGACTATGACACAGAGGCAGCACGGGTGGTCACAGGCCACGGCTGCTTCATTGAGGTGTACGGGTTGTACTCCTCTACCACAAGGAGACACCTTAGATGGTTCCTTGAGGAATTTTATCCATGGCGGCATATTCCCATGGACGCTATCAAGGTGGCGGCAGGGAACGAAAACTCGGATATTGTCGAACATGATGATGGTAATCTCCTAGTAATAGGGGAGACAGGGGAAATCTTATGGGCAGAGACTCCCTTAGAAGGAGTAGATAACAAGCTCGCCGTAAGGAAAGCGAAAAAGCACATGGAGAACACATACAGGTGGAACAACTACTGTTTCGCCGACTATATTGGTAAAGAACTGTAATAAGTAATAGGCACAAGTGTGACGGAATGGAGGACTATCATGGAAATTATCAGAGAAGTAAATGATTTTTGGGCACTGAAAGACATGGTTTGGTCGGGGGCAGTAGACACCCTAGACGATATCGAACGGGCAGGGAAAGAGGAAGAACTCATGGACTTCCTTGAGGAGACGTTCGCTTGTGGGAACGTACCAACGGAAACCGATATCAACGATTTCCTTTGGTTCGAGAGGGAATACATTTATGACTTCATTGGGCTCGATGAGAATGGCGAGCTGAAAAAGGACGATGAGGAGGAGGAGGAAGAAGAATAGTCGAAACAAGGGACTAGTAATCCCTTGTCTACATCGGGACGGCTACCCATGTACTGATGAGACAAGCCATAGTTAAGAAAGGACGGTAGATTAGTATGCAGTATGGAGACGTAAGAGTACGTGAGGGTGAGACTTTATTTGAGAAGTTTGTTCCTGTTACTAGAAATATTGGTGGGTATTCCCATTATGAAAGTGAATGGGCACACACATATATCAGAATCACTAAAATTAGGGACTATAGTAACAGAGAAACCAATATTTTCATTCAGTGCATTCCTGTCTACCTTGAAAAAGTAGGAAAAGATGGGTGTATGTTTAAACATTCTCCATTAGTACATGGCTCTTTATATGTTACAGGATATAAAGTTCTCACAAAAAAGAGATTAGCAGAGGCAAAGGAAAAGAGCGTCAAAGTATTAAAGGAAGCATGGGAAGATAGAGAGCACCCACTTGGTTACATCCCCATTAAAGCATTCAATACCCTTTGTAAAAAAATCAAAGAAGAAATGGCTTTATGTTACGTCAATACAAGTAATCCAGTATTAGATTAAAAGGGGCACACAATTATGTACTACAAGGAAAGAAAGGAAGAGATTAGTATGTTAAACGTATTGAAAGAAGTAACTATTAATATTGACGGGCAGAACTACCCTGTTTGTTGCGATGATTGGGATTATCTGAAATATGGATACTTCTTCTCTAGTCTTACCTATCTGCAAGGGCATGAGGAAGACACACTGTATAAGGTGGGATTGTATCTGGACTACATTAATAATGACATCTGGGAAGCCCTAGATGAGAAGAATAATAAAAAGATTATTCTTAGAAAAGACTGCAAAAGTATCAAAGATTTCATTGATGAAGTAATAGGTATAAAAGATATGAAGGTTCCCAACTGTATCGCAGACTACTTTGATTATGATGAAGTCTGGAACGATATGCAGGACGGAGTAGGAGAATTTGCAAGTTGGTTTGTCTACCCTGTATTGACAGACTGGGGATTCATCGCCCTAATTCCTAGACATTAACAAGGGAGTGGGGAGACAACAATAAACAAGTGTGTCTCCCCACAATAATTTCACAAGACAAGAAAGGAATATAATCATGGGTAAATTTGAAGATGAATGGAACGCACGGATTGAAGATGTGAAAGACAGAATGGCTTTTAGACTGAAAGAGTACGGGTTTGAAGTAGATGAATCACACATCTACACAGTAAGAGAAGGGGACAGACTGGACGAGGTTGATGTAGATATTGTAGGGGAGTTTACGGGACTTGATGGGTATTGTCTGACTACTGCAAGTGGTTCTATTCTTGCAGCTATTCTTAGGGATTATCCATATTCAGATGTAGTCACGTTCATTCACAACATTTTTTCTATTAAGGTAGACACTGGACTACAAGATGCCGTTGAAATATTGGACGTTACTAAAAAAGAAAACGAGAGCATGTATGCATGGAGTGGACTTGACTTCTACGAAATCTTCAAAGGAGACAAGGAAGCAAAAGAACTTGAAGAACTTCTTCATGACTATATGCCTATCGTTCATGAGGGGCTGAACAACTGGGCAAAGAATATCCGCAAAGAATACTGTATTGAGGTTGAGAAAGAATACTGGAAGTTGATGGACGAATATCAGACAGAAAAGAACAGGAACGGGGACATTTTCAAGTGACTATCTAATTGTCACAGTATTAGAAGAACAATACAAAAGACACACTCTATACATGCAGAGTGTAGGGTGTGTCTATTTTTCTACCCAAAAGGAGAGGCACAAACATGACTACGAACAAGTACACCATTGAAGATGAAATCAAATTGGAAGCCCAGTCTAAGCAGGAAGCACGGGATAGACTGGAAGAAATCATGGCTAACAATGTGAATGAAGGGAATACAACAGAGACTACCCTTGGAAGACGTATGCTTGATTTCTCTTTCGACAACTTTGCAGATGCGGTCACACGGTTTGTAGAAAAAGAACTGGCACCAAAGAGAGGTGTACAAGCTACCTATCATGATGTTGTTGTCAGAATCAATGCCATCTATGGTGGAAAAGTGAAGGACGTTGTGTCTCTTTTTACCTTAACCACCTTGTCTGTCACAATGAATAGTGTACTGTCTAAACACAATATTCTTAACGGGATTATTGGAGATGTAGCTAAAGAAATTGAAGATGAAGCACATCTTCAAGCATACGTAAGAAGTAATCCCAGTAATCTTAAACAGTTTGAGACAGGTATTTCACGGAGAAGCGGAGAACACTACAGGAAGTACTATGCATTCAACAAGGCAATGAAAGAAGAACAATTCCCATGGACACCTTTTGGAAAAGAAGTATCTCACAAGCTCGCAGGAAAGTTGATGGAAATGCTGCTGACAGAGACAGGACTGTTTGAGTGCTTTGATTCAATCGAAGAAGGAAAACAGGCACCGACTAAAGTAGTACCTACGCAGAGATATATTGATATCTGGAATGCCAATGAGACAGTACTTCTTGAAAATGTTTTCCATTCCATTCCTATGATTGTGAAACCAGATGCTTGGACAAGTTTTGAAGATGGTGGATATTATGGTGAATTGAGACATCATTTCAAACTGTTACGTCTTCACGGTTACAAGTCAATCTTCTACTTCAACTATATGAAACGTCTGAAACAGGCTAATCTTTCTAAAGTCTTTAAAGCTATCAACGCCGTACAGGAGACACCATGGGTTATTAATCGTGAGGTGTTGTCTATTGTACATGATGTAATCAAAAATGGTGGCGGTTATGGTGGTATCCCTTTAATGAACCCACTCCCAGAAATCCCTAGACTGGAAGGAGACTACACCGATGAAGAACTGAAAGCCCACAAAAAGAAGATGTATAACAGGGTAAAAGCCGACTTGTCTAGGAAAGCTAAGGCTATGAGGTGCTTGTCTATGGTGTCTGTAGCGGATAAATTCAGTAAGTATGACCATATCTACTTCCCCTGTAATATGGATTTTCGTGGGCGTGTCTATCCAATTCCTACATTCTCCTTTCAAGGGGATGATTTGACCAAAGAACTTCTGTTGATGCAGGACACACCACCATGCACAGACGAAAAGGCAGAGTTTTGGTTCCGTGTTGCAGGGTGTGAATTTTTTGGGAATGATAAGATTTCCTTTGATAACCAGATTATCTGGACTAAAGACAATGAAGAAAACATCTTGTCTGTAGCTAATGACCCATTGGGAGCAGGTAAAGACTTTTGGGCGAATAGTGACTGCCCGATTGAATTTCTTGGGTGGTGTCTTGAGTACAAGAAGATGCTTGATTACAAGAAGACACATAACAATTCTGTTATAGGTTGGACTTGTGGTGTCCCTGTAGCCTTTGATGGGACATGCTCTGGCTTACAACATTTCTCCGCAGCATTGAGAGATGAAATTGGTGGTCGGGCAGTAAACCTTATTAAGGGAGACAAACCTAGAGATATCTATGGTATCGTTGCAGAAAAAGTCAATGTCATGCTTAAAGATGATGCAGTCAATGGCACGGAAGACAAGCAAGAGAAAAATAAGAAGGGCGAGCTTGTAATGAAATGGGCAACCAAAACTTTAGCACAACAGTGGCTTATATATGGAGTTAATCGCAAGGTAACAAAAAGATGTGTCATGACCTTAGCATATGGCTCAAAACAGTACGGATTTAAAGGACAGATTATAGAAGATACTTTAGAACCAGCTATACAGGAAGGTAGAGGAGACATGTTTACTGCTTCTAAATTCCAGTTAGCTACATACCTTGCCAAACTTATTTGGAAGTCAGTGACTAAAACTGTTGTTAAGGCAGTCGAAGGTATGAAATGGTTACAGGAGGTGTCTTCCATGGTGTGTGAAGAAGGAAAACCTGTCATGTGGACAACACCCATGGGACTTCCTATTCAGCAGAACTACATGCAAGTGGAAGTACACACGTTCTGGATGCGTTTTCTCAATACCAAAAAGAGATTTTATGTTCCAGAGGAGACAGGAGAGATTGCAGGTAGGAAGCAGACACAGGGGATTGCCCCTAACTTTATCCACTCTATGGACGCTTCTCATTTACAGTGGAGTTTGAATATGGCAGTAGACAAAGGTATTCATCATTTCAGTATGATTCATGATTCCTACGCTACATGCCCCTCACAGGCAGACACACTGTTTCATACTGTCCGTGAAGCCTTTGTAGAGATGTACACTAAACATGATGTCTTGGCAGAGTTTAGGGAAGACATGGAGCTGCTGATTTCAGAAGACAAACAGTTACCAGAGCCACCAACAAAAGGGAGCCTGGACATTAAAGAAGTATTAGAAAGTCTGTATATGTTCCATTGATGAGTGATGCTCTCTAATGTAATTTTAATGTTCCTATGTTACCATTGTCCTTTACAAAAAGTACGATAAACACTATAATAAGTATAGGACAATGTGTCTACATGGAAAGGAGAAGAAGGAAAATGAACTATGATTTTTCTAATGTTAAACCAATGTACCCTAAAGGTGGGAAAGACTTTTCATTAAGGGTTAGGATTGCAGAGGAAGACAAGGAGAGGTTTTACAGGATTTGTGATGAGCGTGGGATGACGCCTTCTAAAGTCTTAAGAATGTTGGTGTCTAATTGGTGCGATACAGTAGAGGGTAGAAAAGTCTAATTGTCACAGTATTAGAGAAAAGGTTAATTGTCACACTTTAAGAGGGGGAGGGTATTACTTAAGTATATCTTATAGATAATCTTATAGTAGTAATTGTAATAGTCATTATAAACTACTACTAATAGATAATCTTTAGTAGTAATTGTAATAGTCTATTATAAACTACTACTATAGATATACTATAGATATACTTTAGTAATAGTTGTTAATAGTAATAAATAGTCCTACTTAAGATACATCATATATGTATTCTTAAGTAGGACTTTTTTTGTTTGTCTTTTTCCATATGAATTTAATTGTCACACTTTAAGAAGAACATAAACAGGTGTGTCTTCCACCAAACATTAAGCGTTTGAGTGGGTACGCCACGCCACGAATTTAATTGTCACACTTTAAGAAGAAAGCAAACTGTTGTCTTGTCAAGGAAGGAGCTAAGACATGAAAAGGAAAATACCTTTAGCTACACAGGTTTTATGGTTGTTCTTTTCTTTTGTTCTCTCACTGGGAATTGTCATTATTATTTCTAGTATTGTTCTCTTTACATTATGTGTTTTGAAAGAGTTTGGAGGTCTAGGCTTTCTTGGAATGATTTTAGTTGGAGCATTGACATTTATTATTTGGCGATATTCCATGAATGCCTTGTCTTAATTGTCACACTTTAAGAAGAAAAGGAGGTGTGTCTGCCATGTCTAAAGAGCACGCAGGAATAGAAAGAGTAATGGGAGAAGTGTTGTCTCCCGATAAATTACGTAACCCAGATGTTACTAAAGTCTGTTGGAATTGTGGTAAAGAGTTTCACCCTTATAGAGGATTTGAATTTACATCACATTTTTGTTGTTGTGAATGCAGCAATGAGTATTGTTATGACGAAGTAGAGAAAGGAGAATTTAAATGCAGGAATTGTGGGAAGGTGTATAAAGACAAAGAAAAGACACATGATTATTATGGAAGCAAACTTTGTAGTAAAGAGTGTAAATGGGAAGTTATGAGAAAGAATGCCCAGTTGGATTTGAAAAAGAAGAAAGAAAGAAAAAAGAAGGAGAGATAAAAATGAATAGTGAAAAGAAATCTTATGTACCACATGTTTTTGATAGAGTGCACAATAATGTTTATGGCTATGGCACAGTTATTGGCGTTGAAAATCCAGATGAATTTGACCCGACAGGCTATAATGCTCTTGTTTTATTTGATAATACACATGGTGATTTTCATGCAGGTGGCGATTATAGAAGCGGTTGTGATTCATGGATTGATGTTTCCCGTAATGTACGTACTAATAGATGCTATTGGTGTGAGGTGCAGGAACTTTCAACTTATTTAGATGAATCAGAGAGGGAGGGCCGAAATGATGTAGTGTGTCTCGTTCGCTTTGGTTCAGAAGACTATAAAGAACACCCTATTAGAGTAGTTGTTACACTCCCACATGTCCCTATGTTTAATGGTTCTATTGTTCTCCGTAATCAAAAGGAAGATTTTCTTATTCTTTGTGATGATGGTGGTTATTGTTGGGCTAATATTAAGAATGTCTCTTTCCTTGCGGAGGTTCTTGGCACAGGTTCAGATGCTTGGACTAAGAATGAAGAAGGAGCAGAAGAGGAAGACGAAGACACCGTAGATTCTCCTTCTTACTATAAGATTGCACGCTTAGAACCTAACGAACTGATGTCTGACCTCATGTCTTTCGAGCAGCATGAAGGATTCCTCTGGGGCAACATCATCAAATATGCTTATCGTTACGGAAATAAAGGAGAGAAAGCAGAGACAGTCAAGAAGATTAGGAAGTACTGCGACATGCTCCTTGAAGTATTGGAACCAAAGAATGAACTGGAGGATTGATAATGGTGGAACGAATGATTAGAAATTGTAAGCTCTATGACCTTCTGTCTTCTGTCATTGCTTCTGGTTATCCGATGGAAGAAGAAATCAAGTATGGAACATTGACTAAAGATGGACTGGACAGAGCTTTTAAGAGAGCAAAGACATTAGCAAGCAGGGAAAGCACGGAAGGGCACGATAATTTCTTAGCAGGAATTATCGTGTCTTTTGATTTGACGTGCTCTATCAAGATGTGGACAGAGTTTGAACGTTATCATTTTGCACAGATTGTGTCTTCCCAGTCAACGATGCACAGACTTACACGAATGAACATTCTTGAAAAGTGTGTCCCAGAAGTTGACTACTATATCAAACACCGTGTGAAGGAATTGCAGGATAGGTGGAATATGACAGGTGAAGAAGAAGACAGACTGAAACTTCTCTATTCCTGTCCAACTGGTCTGACCCTTACCGCAAGAGTGACTACTAATTTTAGACAACTCAAGACTATCTACAAACAGAGACATGACCACGCATTACCAGAGTGGAGAGAATTTTGTAAGGAACTGTTGTCTATTGATAATTTCGCCGATTGGTGTGTAGAAAAGGAAAAAGATAAGGAGATTAAAAAATGATTAAAGTAAGAAACAGAGTATACAGCAAGTCTTTTGGTTATGGTACAGTGGTAGCCTATACAGATGAAACTAAGTTGGGAAGGACTAAATTCCTTGTAAGGTTTGATGATGCTAATTCCTTCCTCGATAGAATGGAAGATGACCTTAAGGAACTCAAGAAATCTAAGGCAGACATGCTTGATAAGGAATGGCTTAAGAATCATTGTATGCTTGCTTATGAATGTGATGGGAAGATTCCTCCTATTGGATTGTTCGTCATTAAATGTAACGGTTCTGGGAGCATTAAGTTTAATATTCCTTATGTTCCGTTCATGAAAGGCTACTATGATAGGGAAGCCTATAACCAGTACGGACTTGATTTCACACAGACAGATACAGTTTTAGTACGTAATGAAAAGCCTGTAGGTGCAGGAGATGTAGTTAAGACAGAGAATGGATATGGAGTGTGTCTTGGGTATTCCCCTTCCACTAAGACAGTTCTTGTGAAATACTTTGACTCTGCTAATAAACCATATCTGCATAGCGGTCTGACTGTTTATCCTGTAGAAGAAAAGGACAACGAATATGTTGCCCATAGCTGCCTGTTTGAAACACCCAATAATGTAAGTCTGGTACGGTCTTATCATCTCCAGTTTCTTGCACGTCTTGAAGAAGCAGAAAGAAAGAAAGAGGTAGTAACAAAGGCTATTGATGATTCTCATAGTAAGATTGAAGGTTTGACTTTCATTGATAAGACTACAGGTAAGCGGTATAAACTGGTTGAAATTTAATTGTCACACTTTAAGAAGAACAAGAAAGGAGTGATTCAATTTGGCAGGGACACAGACAAGGGTGTCTCGCAGTCAGAAGATTGTCTTTGGTAAGGAATGTGAACAGAGGGCATGGGTGGACGATAGAAATATTGTCCACTTTTGTTCTTTGCTTACCATGACAGTTGATGATTGTGACATTATCCCTCTTGGAAAAGTAACAATTCCTAAGGGTTACACATTAGTTGTTACACCACGCACAGACATGTTGTTTAAGAAGGGACTGATTGCACAGACAGAAACCTTTTATGCAGAACATAGTTACATTAAATTACATGTAGTAAACATTACACCTAACCTTAGATACCTTTATCAAGGCGAAGAAATTGCAACAGGGTATTTAGTGAAAAGAGAAAAGATTAAAGGAGAATTAGAATAATGGCAAACAAAAACTATATCAACGGAGTTACACCAAAAGGAAACGCATACTACGCTTATCTTCGTAAACCAGAAATGTATGAAGGAAAAGAACTTGGTTATTCCATTCAGATTGCTTTTACTCCAAAGGAAGCAGAAGCATTTAAGAACAAGATTCTTGATGAATTTGAAAAGGCTAAATCTGATTTTGAACTTAAGCCGGGGAAGAAGTGGAGCAAAGAACCTACTATTGGTATGCATACCCTGTCTGATGGTACTGTTACTTTCAAATTTAAATGCAAACGTACTTACAAGACAAAAGCAGGTGACACAGTAAAGAGGACTATCCCAGTAGTCGATGCTAAGGGACACCCGATTAAAGCTAATAATCTTGGTAATGGTTCTGTTATTCGTATCTCCTATTCCATGTCTCCATACTGGATGTCTAACATGGTTAATGGTATGTCTCTCTACCTTCGTGGCGTGCAGGTGCTTAAGTACGTTCCATATGGTGGCAACGATGCAGCTTCCCTTGGATTCTCTACTGATGAAGAAGGTTATGATTCTACAGTTGACCCAGACTATGATGCTGATGTAGAAGACAAAGATGAATCTCTGCATGATGGTGATGAAGTACCGTTTGATGAAGGTGAGGAATTTTAATTAATGCCCTATTTCAGCCGTCATGGAGGTTGGAGTAGAAAGGCTAATACTACTTTCCGTTCTGGAAGCGAAGAGAAGATTAAAGATGAATTAGAAAATGCAAGAGTGAAATATGAATATGAGAAGCACAGGGTAGACTATACCCTTCCTTCCCCTATTCATCATTACACTCCCGACTTTGTTCTTGAGAATGGAATTATCATTGAAGTAAAAGGAAGATTTGATTCTAAAGACAGAGCAAAACATGTTGCCATTAAGAATCAGCACCCAGACCTTGATATTAGGTTTGTCTTTGATGGTAAGGCACGCTATCCATCTCGAACAAAGATTTCTAAGATTTCAAAGACAACATATGGGATTTGGTGTGAGAAACATGGCTTCATGTATGCTGACCATTATATTCCATTGGAGTGGTTAAAAGAAAAGAAGAAGCCACTCCCCACAAAAGATATTTATAAAAGGGGTGAGAAGAATACCTAGAGTTAAATTTTTGGACAGGGCGAGCACTAACTATATCCTTATCATTGATATTGACCTTAAGGATAAGAGTTTTAAGACCTTGTTCCGTGAAGCAAGACAGAAGGGGGATTTTGATGTAGACTTTCATTTCTTGGTTCATCGAGACGGAAATGTCGAAGTAGGAAGAGACATTGATGCTATTGGCAGCTTTAATATTAGAGAAGATGCAGTCATTATTTATGTAGACACTCTGCATGGAAAAGAAACAGATTGGCAGGTTGATGCAGTTACAGAATTGGTTGACACTCTGAAAAAGAAATACAAAGGAGCCGAAGTACAAAAAAGTGTGAGAGAGTAAAGGAGAGGTAAGTATGTCTATTCAAGAAAGTGTAGTAGTAAAGGAACATCTGCCATGTGCGGATTGTGGTTCGCATGATGCATTGTGTCTTTATTCTGATGGGCATACTTACTGTTTTTCCTGTAATGCTTATCACAAGGGAAGTGGAGAGGATATGGAGACAACAGAATATAGGCATAACACCTGCATTCCTGTAGCTGATATGTATTCAGATGCATTAAGAGCGAGAGAAATAAAGCAGGAGACATGTCTAAAGTTTGGATATTTCAAGACAGAGATTAATGGTGAGACAGCACAGGTCGCTTGTTACTATGATGATAACAACAAACTGATTGGACAGAAGGTACGCTTCAAAGACAAGAGGTTTGAGACAAGAGGAGCACGATTCTCTGATAGGTTTTTTGGACAGAATCTTTGGGCGAATGGTCATAAGAAGATGCTCATAGTGACAGAAGGGGAAATTGATTGTCTTACAGTTTCACAGATTAATGGGAACAAATATCCAGTTGTGTCTATTCCATCTGGTGTAGGGAGTGCTAAGAAAGTATTCAAGGCACAGGCAGAATGGCTTAATAGTTTTGAGAAAGTTGTTGTCTTTTTTGACATGGACGAAGCAGGACGAAAAGGCATTAAGGACATTGAAGGAATATTAAAGCCTGGTAAGCTCTACATTGGAACTCTCCCATATAAAGACCCGAACGAATGTCTATTGAATGGACACCCAGAGAGTGTTATTGATGCTATCTGGAATGCAAAGGAATACACCCCAGATGGAATTGTTAATGGTAAAGACTTATGGGAAGAAGTATCCAAAGAGGAAGTCAACGAAGGATACGACTTACCATGGAAAGAGCTTCCATTAAACAAGAGGATTATGGGGCTGCGTAAAGGGGAAATGTGTGTCTTAACCGCAGGTACGGGGGTTGGCAAGACAACTTTTGTAAGACAGATAGCTTATAACTTGGGTGTTAGACAGCACTTGAAAATTGGAATGTTGATGTTGGAAGAGAATGTCAAACGTACTGCTACAGGGTTGATGTCTGTTCATGTAGGGAAAAGACTGTATCTTAATAGACACCTCATTTCAGATGCTGAATATAAGAAAGCCTTTGATGAAACTCTTGGTACAGGAAACTATGTCATGTATGAACATTTTGGTTCTCTTGATGGAGATAACCTTATGGATAAAATTCGTTATATGGCAGTCAGTGAAGAGTGTGATTTCATTATTCTTGACCATATCTCCATCGCTATTTCTGGATTGGAAGGTGATAATGAAAGAAAGATGATTGATGTTCTCATGACACAACTCCGTTCATTAGCAGAAGAAACTGGGGTTGGACTAATTATTATTAGTCACCTTAGAAGAAACAATGCTATGGGAAGTGTGTCTTTTGAAGAAGGTGGAACTGTTTCTTTGTCCCAACTTCGTGGCTCTGGTGCTATTGGACAGTTAGCAGACACAGTATTAGGACTTGAAAGAAATCAACAGGCAGATGGAGAGAAGAAGAATATTGTAAGAGTGCGTGTCTTGAAATGCAGGTGGACTGGTGAGACAGGTATTGGTGGTTATCTTTACTATGATAAAGAACATGATTGTCTCAAAGAAATAAAGAAAATTAAGGAGTTCTTAGAAGATATTGGTGCAGTAGAGGAAGGGAGTGAAGATGAAGATGTTGACTTTTGATATTGAATCAGATGGACTGTTAGACACAGTTTCTAAGGTTCACTGTATGAGTATTTTTGATGGAGTGAATATGCACGTCTTCACTCCAGACATTATTGAGAAAGGTGTGTATATGCTCCAGAAGGCACTGGATACTGGGGAGCATATTTGTGGTCACAATATTATTGGTTATGATATTCCTTGTCTTGAGAAACTTTATCCAAAGCTCTTTCATGTATCCAGAAAACAGAGGGATTATGTGGAAGACACACTGGTTATGGCTCGCTTGATTTATAGTAATATCAAAGACATTGATTATGGTTTGTACAAAAAAGGAAAGATTCTTGGTAAGCTGATTGGTTCCCAGTCTCTTAAAGCATGGGGTTATAGACTTGGAGAATTGAAAGGTACATATGCAGAAGAACATGAAGATGCATGGAAGTCTTTCAATGCGGAGATGCTTGAGTACAATCAGCAGGACGTAAGAGTAACGCAGAAATTGTATGACCTCTTAATTGACAGGGTAAAACATCATGTCTGTACTCCTGCTGCACTGGAACTGGAACATAAGGCACAGTGGTTAATGGTGAAGCAGGAAGCTAATGGTTTTCCTTTTGATGTAAAGAAAGCTAAAGAACTTGAGAAGGTTCTTAGGGAAAGAGCGACTATCTTAGATGCACAGATTACCGCTAAGGCTCCACGGATTCCAGACAAAGTGTTCATTCCCAAAATGGATAACAAGAGATTAGGATATAAAGCAGGGGTTCCTGTACAGAGATATAAAGACTTCAATCCTAACAGTAGACAGCAGATTACATGGATAATTACTGAATACTATGGTTATACTCCAGATAATGAAGACCTGTTTGAAGATGGAAGGTTGAAGATGAATGAAGAAACTTTCCACTATATGGCTAATGATGAAAATGCCCCAGAAGAAGTAAGAAAGCTGTCTCCTATCATTGAAGAATATCTTATGGTAGAGAAAAGGTTAGGACAGTTAGCAGATGGAAAACAGGCATGGTTGTCTTTAGTTAAACCAGATGGGAAGATTCATGGAACAGTTAATCCTTGTGGTGCTGTCTCTGGAAGAGCTACTCATGCTAATCCTAACGTGACACAGGTTCCACATAACTCCTCTCCATATGGCAAGGAGTGTAGAAGTTTGTTTGGTGTCCCAGATGGTTGGTATCAAGCAGGGATAGATGCGTGTGGTTTGGAGCTTAGGTGTCTTGCCCATTTCCTTTATCCTTTTGATAATGGTCACTACGCAGATGTAGTTGTAAATGGTGATATCCATACTCTTAATCAGAAAGCAGCAGGACTGCCAACTAGAGACAAGGCTAAGACATTTATTTACGCCTTCCTCTATGGGGCAGGAGACAACAAAATGGGAAAGATTATTGGTGGTACAGATGTAGAAGGTAAGGCAGTAAAGAGAAGATTCTTGAAAAAGGTTCCTGCTATTACTGGTTTAAGAAATGCTGTAAAGGGTGTCTTGGTTGAAGAGTATCACGGACAGATTGTTAAATGGAAAAGACATTGGTTAAAAGGTTTAGATGGAAGACACCTCCATGTTCGTAGTATTCATTCTGCTCTCAATCTTCTCCTTCAATCAGCAGGAGCTCTTGTCTGTAAGTATTGGATTGTCAGAACAGAAGAGAGACTTCTTGCTAGAGGATTAAAGCATGGTTGGGACGGTGACTTTGCTCTTATGGCATGGGTACACGATGAACAGCAAATAGCTTGTAGGACAAAAGAGATTGCAGAGATTGTAGTAGATGAAGCCCAGAAAGCTATGAGAGACACACAGGCACATTATCATTTTAGGACACAGTTAGATACAGAAGGTATCATTGGTAAGAACTGGTTTGATTGTCATTAATTGTCACACTTTAAGAAGAAAGGAGAGATTGCCTATGAGTAAAGATGAATGGGAAATTAAAGATAGAAAGAACCGTATTAAAGAGGAAGTGGGGTGGTTGGCTACAGATATTACAAATCTCTTTGCAGAAGCAGCCACAGAGGAAGAAACCCAGAGTGTCTGTAATGCCCTCTGTAGAATGCTTTCCCTTATCAGAGAAACACAGAATATTAGAATTGATATTAATAAGATAAGCAAAGAAATTCAAGAGGTTCTTATGCATGACAAATAAGAAATTACATCTTGTCTTTGATGGAGACATGGTTGTCTTTCAATCATGTCTTGCCGTAGAGTATGAAGTTAATTGGGAAGATGATTTATGGACATTGTGGGCAGATGCGGCAGATGCTAAAGCAGAAGTTGACGCTAGAATCTATGACATTACTGCTGCTATCTTAGACAAACTGAACTTTGAAGGTGAGTATGATATTATTCTTTGTTTCACTTGTGATGAAGGAAACTTTAGAAAACATATCCTCCCAGTCTATAAGCAGAACAGATTAGGAAAGAGAAAGCCTGTCTGTTATAAGGCAGTCAAAGAATGGACTCGAAGACAGTATTACAGCTTGCAGAGACCACACCTTGAAGCTGATGATTTGTGTGGTATTTTAGCAACAAGGTATAAAGGAAACACTGTTATTATCTCTGCTGACAAAGATTTCAAGAGTATTCCCAGTACCTTCTATAATTTTCAGAAAAGAGAACTGTTTACTATTTCAGAAGGTGAAGCAGACTATTTTCATTATGTACAGACCCTTATTGGAGACACAGCTGACAATTATACAGGCTGCCCCGGTATAGGTATTAAGACAGCAGAAAAGTTGTTTGCTACTAAAGGCATATCTTGGAAAACAGTGGTTGATGCATTTAAGAAGAAAGGCTTTTCAGAAGACTATGCATTACAACAGGCGAGAGTAGCTTATATCCTTAGAGACAAAGATTATGATAGTAAGACAGGAAAAATCAAACTCTGGAAACCTTAATTGTCACACTATTATACAAAACGCTTATTGTCACAGTATTAGAAGAGATAGAATACTTTAAGACATAGAAAGGAGTACACATTGATTACTATTGATAAAGAATTATTAGAATCTGATGAGAAGATTCCCTTTGTATCATATGAGTTGACAGACTACCTTTCTAAGGTATTCAATCTCTCTGATGTATTGAATAAAGAAGTAGGAAGTGAATCAATGCGTCTTGGGTACATCAAAGGTATTCAAGACGTTTTGTCTTTCTTACAGTGGTGTCAGAAGCAGAATGTAGGAGAATAAATGTGTTGGGGAAAACAGCCTAAGATTCAGATTCCTACTTTAAGTGCTAGGCAGTTGACAGCTAACTCCGCAACATCAACTGCACAGGCACCTAATTCTGCCGTTATTGGTGGAGACAAGAGTTGGGATATTGCATCTAAAAAGAAAGGGGTGTCTGCTCTCACGATTAAGAAAGATGAGAGTTTGTCTGACACCTTGAAGAAAACAAAGAATAGTGGAGTAAATTATACATTCTAAGGAGATTTTAATAATATGTCTTGGTTAAGCAAAACATTTCATAAAGTTACTCACGCAATCTCGAAGCCATTTAAGAACGTAATTAAGACGATTACTAAACCTGCCGTCTCTATTCTTGGAGGTCTTCTTGGTGGTGGTGGCGGTGTGTCTTCTGATTCTGGGACACAGCAGACACTACAGGTAGCCGCTCCTGCTGTTGCAGCTCCAGAACCTACAGAGGGACAGGAAGAGCAGGACTTGATTAAGAAGAAACGTAAAGCAAACGTAGGTAAGAGGGCCTTGCTTATTGATACTGGAGGTAGTGGAGGTACAGGTGGTGTCACTGGTACTGGATTGAATCTTTGATGAAAGGAGATAACATATGGCAACAAAAGGTAATGTAATATCAGACATTACCCAGAATAGGGAAGAGACAGCTAAGAGTGCATATGAACGCATGAGTTCTGACAGAAACATGTACATTACTCGTGCGGAAGATTGTGCTAAATATACTATTCCTTCTGCCTTTCCAGAAAATGGTTCCAATGCTTCTACCTCATTCAGTACACCTTATCAGAGCTTTGGAGCACAGGCAGTTAATAATTTAACGTCTAAACTCTCACTGGCTCTTATGCCCCCTAATAGTCCTTTCTTCACCTTAAATCCTTCTCAAGATGTTAAGCAGGATTTAGAGCAGAACAATCAAGAAGTAATCACAGAAGTACAGCAGCAGTTGATGAGAATTGAAAACATCATCATGAAATATGTAGAGACACACCAGATTCGAGTAACAGTTACAGAAGCTCTTAAGCAGATAATTATAGCTGGCAATGCTTGTCTCTATTTACCACCAGATGAAGGGGGTATCAAGATGTATCGTCTCAATGGCTATGTTGTTAAACGTGATGCTCTTGGTACATGGATTAGATTAATTACTTTAGACAAAGTGGCATGGGCTTCCCTTCCAGAAGATGTACAGAATATGATTTCTACAGCAAGTGATTCTTCAACAGAACATAAAGCTGATGATGAAATTGAAATCTACACCGATGTACAGTTGGTGAATGGACAGTATGTCTCCTATCAAGAAGTTGATGGAGAAGTTATTGAAGGGACAGAACAGGCATTTCCAAAAGACAGTGCACCATGGATTCCACTTCGCATGATTAAAATGGACGGTGAATCTTATGGTCGTTCCTTTGTTGAAGAATATTTAGGGGATTTACGCTCTCTTGAAAATCTTAGTAAAGCTATTGTAAATCTTTCTGCTATTTGTGCGTCTGTTTATTTCCTTGTTAATCCTAATGGTATTACTAGAGTAAACAGATTAGCTAAGGCAGATACAGGCTCTTTTATTGCAGGACGCAAAGAAGACATTACAGTTTTACAGCTTGATAAGTTTAATGATTTGTCAGTCGCACAACAGACAGCAAGTAAAATTGAAACCCGTTTGTCTTATGCATTCTTGCTGAATAGTGCAGTACAGAGAAATGGAGAGCGTGTCACAGCAGAAGAAATTCGCTATGTGGCAGGGGAACTGGAAGACACACTTGGTGGAATTTACTCCATTTTAGCACAGGAGTTACAGTTACCATTAGTTAAGAGACTTATGGCACAGCTTGAATCCAGTGGTGAGATTCCAGACCTTCCATCTGATTTGGTAGATTTGGAAGTAGTAACAGGTGTAGAAGCATTAGGCAGAGGGCATGACTTAAATAAACTTGCACAGTTCTTGGAATTACAGGCTTCTAATCCTGCGGCACAGACGTATTTGAATTGGCAGAAGATTATGATTATGGAAGCTACAGCATTGGGCATTGATACAGAAGAACTGATTAAGACAGATGAACAGTTACAGCAGGAACAGCAACAGCAGATGATGTCTAATGTAGCAGAAAAGGCGGCTCCACAGGTCGCTAAAGGTATAATGGATAATAATAGTGGAGGTATGTGATAAATGAATACAGAAGACAATAACAGTGTAGAAGTCACTAATGGTGGTGATTCTCTCTATGGTGCAGGTGCAGTTACAGGGAGTGCAGAAGATGCCCTCAAAGGTAGAGATGTAGAAATTAAATCTACTGCTACTGAAACTGTTTCTTTGAAAGAAGATGAAGTAAAAGAAGATGCACCAGAAGAGACACAGAATAAAGATAGCGAAGAGGAAAAGACACCAGAGGAACAGAAGGATTCTACCAAAGATGATTCTGGTGATAAAGAAGACACACCAGAATCTAGGGCTACTGAATACTCCGAAGCGGCAAAAGCTGACAAAGATTTACAGGACGATTTAGCTTCTAAGGGTGTAGACTTTGATGCCATGGCAGACGAATACATGGATAAGGGAGAGCTGTCTAAGGAGAGTTATGAAAAGCTCCAGAAGGCAGGATATCCACAGAGTGTAGTTGATGCCTATATTAAAGGTCTTGAAGCTACTGCTGAAAAGTTCGCTAATGATGTCATGGACTATGTTGGTGGACAGCAGGAATATCTTAAACTCGCTAAGTTCATTCAGCAGCAGGGAGACGGTTCCGCTGAAAGATTCAATGATTTGATTGAAGCAGGTGATATTAATAATATCAAACTCGCACTGGACGGATTTAGAGCTAGAATGTATGCACAGAAAGGAAAGACAGGACGTTCCATTCTGGGTAGTTCTAACGCTAATGTGTCTCGTAACAACATTGGTTATTCTTCTCGTGCTGAGATGGTAAAGGCTATGTCTGATAAACGCTATGGTGTAGACAGAGCTTATACTGAAGAAGTTCAGAGAAAGACAATGAATAGTCCTTTTATTGGTTAATTTAGGTTATGCAGGATAAATAGACACACTCATTTTGTCACAGTTTAAGAAGAAAGTATAGGCATAAATCTTTCATATAGTTTAAACGCCGCAAATTGCCTATCAGACATGCTTTGAGGAGAGGTGTGTCTTTTTATTTTGTCATATACATTCAAATATTTAAATAGTTAAAAGTAAAGGAGAAATTAGTAATTGGCAGATGTAACTATTGCACAGCCTGGGCTTAATGAAGGTGGAATTGATTCCCTTGCCCGTTATCTTAAAGTATTTGCAGGTGAAACTATTACTGCGTTTGAACGTGCCTCCGTAACTAATGGTCGACATATTGTACGGTCTATTGCAAACGGTAAATCTGCACAGTTCCCTGTATTTGGACGTGCTACTGCTGCATACCTTAAGCCGGGTAAATCTCTTGATGACCTCCGCAAAAATATTCCGGGTGCTGAAAAGATTATCCAGATTGATGGTCTTCTGACTACTTCCCAGATGATTGCTGACCTTGATGAAGCTCTTACCCACTTCGATATTCGTGGTGAATATTCCCGTCAGATGGGCGAAGCTCTTGCACAGGCGGCAGATGGAGCAGTTCTTGCAGAAGCCGCTAAGATGGTAGTAGCAGGTAAAGAAAATATCACTGGTCTTGGTAAAGGTGAAGTACTTGCTCACCAGATTAAAGCAGAAGACATTGGCGTTACCCAGAACATGGGACTTGAACTTGTTAAGATGCTTCTTGACGTAAAGACTAAAATGTCCAACAACTATGTACCTGCTAATGACCGCTATGTATTCATGACCCCGACTGGTGTGAATGCTCTTGTAGCATCTCTTGTCGCTATTAATCATGATTATGGTGCAGTCGCTACTATCACCGAAGGCAATGTTCTTCGTGTTACAGGTTTCGACATCATTGAAACTCCGCATCTTACCATGGGTGGTGCAGAAAAGAATGAAGGCGTTATTCAGGGCGATGGTCATGTATTCCCTGCTGAATACAAAGACAAGACTGTCTTCATTGCAATGCATCGTACTGCTGTTGGCACCGTGAAGCTGAAAGACCTTGCTCTTGAACGTGCACGGCGAGCTGAATACCAGTCTGACATGCTTGTAGCTTCTTACGCTATGGGACATGGGGGTCTGCGTCCAGAAGCAGCATTCATGGGCACCATTGAAGCGTCTGTTTAAGAGAATCATTTAGTGGCTGACGTCTTAGGACTAAGCCCAAAAGAGACTTGATGCGTCGAGTCTCTTTTTTGGGGAGTGCAGATTTGCTAACATTGTCCGTTAATTGGTTTAATTCCAATGCTCCCCATATCTTCCTTCCTTTCTATACAGGTTATAAGGCACAGCCTCCTTCCATAAAAATAAATGTGTCTTATAACCATCATGGGGGATAGAGGGGAAATCCTCTGTCCTCCTGTTTAATTCTCTAAACTAATCAAATTTTAATAAATGGAGATATAAAATGACTATTACACCATTAACAGAACTGGAAGCAGTTAATGAAATTCTAGCCAGTATTGGTGAAGCTCCAGTGAATACTATTGAGAATCCACAGAATGTTGATGTAATTAATGCTCTTAGGATTCTTAGGAATGTAAATAGACAGATTCAGAGTAAAGGGTGGACATTCAATAAGATTAGCTCTTACACACTGAATCCAGATGTGAAGACACACAAGATTAAGTGGCTCTCTAATATTCTTTATATTGTAGGTACAGACAATACCCATTATACAAAGAAGGGAGAGTATGTCTTTGATTTTGATAATCAGACAAGCAATTTTGAAAATAGCATTACAGTAAACATTATCTTCTTGGTAGACTTTGCAGACATGCCAGACCCTATGAGAAACTATGTAGCGGCTAAGGCGGCAAGAGCTTTTCAGACAAGATATTTAGGTGATAGTTCTTTAGGTGAAGAGCTACTGCAAGATGAAAGAGAAGCATGGGCAGCTCTGATGGAGTATGAACTTGATTCTAATAACTTCAATATGTTTGATGTAACAGGTGTGTCTGAACTCACTGATAGAGGTAATTAATTATGACTAATAACTTATACAGTCAGACAATTAAAAACATTGTCTCTGGTATCAGCCAACAGCCTGCTATTCTTAGATTACCAGAACAGCTTGAAGAACAGGTTAATGGTTACAGTACAGAAGTAGGGGGGTTGCAGAAAAGACCTCCTACTCTTCATGTAAAGAATTTATTTACTGCTCCTTCTTCTGATTACTCTCCTCTTGTCCATGTAGTCAAGAGAGATGAGAATGAAAAATACATCATGATTTTTGATGGTAATGGTGGAGTAAAGATTTATGATGAGACAGGAAAAGAGTACACAGTAACTATTGACCCTAAATCTGCTCCATACATTACAGGTGTCAATCCCAGAAAGCAGTTAAAGGTAATTACTATTGCCGACTATACCTTTATAGTAAATACTACAAAGAAAGTAGCAATGACAGGTGCTAAATGGGATAGTGGAAGATGGAGTGGAAAACAGGGGGCTCTCTTTAATGTTAAGAGTGGTCAGTATGGTAGAACATATTCGTGCATTATTAATGGAGAGACAATAGCTACCTTTACTACGCCAGATGGTTCTAATGCTTCTGATTCTACTAAGATTGACGTAAACTACATTGCTACCCAACTTGCTAATGCTGCTAAGGGAAAAGGTTGGACAGTAGAGAATGGTGATAGTTGGCTATATTGCACTAAAGCAGGGGTGTCTATCAACAGGGTTGAAATCCGTGATGGCTTTAATGGAATGGCTATGTTTGCTATTTATAAGGCAGTACAGAATTTCAATAACCTTCCTCATTCTGCTCCAAATGGATTTACAGTACAGGTAAAGGGTGCTACTAATGTAGCTGATGATTATTATGTTCGCTATGATGCAGACACACAGTTATGGGAAGAATGTGCTAGACCAGAGACACCTACAACTATTGACCCTGCTACAATGCCACAGGCTCTTATTAGAAATGCAAACATGACATTTACTCTTAAGCCTATTGATTGGGGTGTAAGAGATGCAGGTGATGAAGATTCTAACCCAGAACCTTCTTTCATTGGTAGTACATTGAATGATATCTTCTTCTACAGAAATAGACTTGGTTTGATTTCTGGTGAAAATGTTATTCTGTCTAGGAGTGCATCTTTCTTTAATTTCTGGTTTGATTCAGTTGTTGATGTACAGGATACAGACCCTATTGACGTTGCAGTATCTCATAATACAGTGTCTATTCTTTATCATGCAGTTCCTTTTGATGAAGAATTACTTCTGTTCTCTAATGATACACAGTTTGTCTTAAGAGCAGAGGGTGTCTTGTCTCCTAAGAATTGCTCTGTATCAGAAGTAACAGAGTTCACTTGTAATCCTTTTGTACGTCCAGTTGGGGCAGGAAGAAGAGTTTATTTTTCTACAGAACGCTCTGAATTTACTACAATCAAAGAGTACTTTACTGTAGAAGACACAACGAATTTGAAAGACGCACAGGACGTAACGTCTCATGTTCCATCTTTCATTCCAAATGGTGTCTATAAAATCATTTCTTCCAATACTGAAAATGTCTTAGCTTTCTTTACAAAAGGGAATGAACATAGACTTTATATCTACAAATACCTGTTTGTAGACAATAACAGATTGCAGTCTTCTTGGTCTTATTGGGAATTTAATGATGCCCGTATTCTTGGTGGTGGATTTATTAATTCTGATTTGTACTTAATCATTGCAAGAGGAAATACAATCACTCTTGAATCCATCTCCTTTACTTACAATACAGAGGACTATGAAGGATATGAACCTTATCGTGTCTTCATGGATAGAAAGACTGTCCTCCCTGCTTGTAAGAGTATAGACTATGATGATGTAAACGGTACAACTAAGATTGATATGAAAGCCGTATATGGAGGCACACTGTCTTCTACAGCTACATATGGTCTTGTAGATGCTAAGGGATTCTTTAGAAAGTGGAAAGTCTCTGAAATGAAAGAAGGGCGGTATGTCTTCCTACAGGGTAACTTTGTAGGACAGAGACTTGTAGAAGGAGAACTTTATAACTTTAAAGCTAAGTTTTCAGAAGTCATGATTCGTAAGACTGATGATAATGGTGGTAGTACAGCTTATACAGAGGGACGTTTACAGTTAAGGAATTTCTGGGTAAACTATGAAAACTCTGGATACATAAAGGCTGTTGTGGAGTGTTTTGATAAGAATACATATGAGTATGAAATGACAGCAAGGCTATTAGGAAGTGGTAGGAATAAGATTGGATTGACAGCATTAGAGACAGGACAGTTTAAATTCCCTGTTCAGTCTTTATCTAAGAATTGCTCTATTAGTGTGGAGACAGAACTTCCTATGCCTATCGCTTTGATTGGTGCAGGTTGGGAAGGTGTTTATTATAAACGAGCTACTAGAGTGTAAGCATAAGAATGGTTGGACAATTAAAGCCATTGGTACAAGTGAGATTTGGAGTATTTGTAATTCCTTAAGAGAAGAGGACAAAAGGGAGATTGTTAAAGTAGGAGACAAACGCCCTTTTGATGGGTGTGTCTTTGATTTGATTATGCACTACAATCACCCGATTTATAAGATTATGCATAACGGGGAAATCATTGGGATTGGTGGTATTTGTAAATCTTATGACAAACAGAAAGGTATTATCTGGTTGTGTTTTACAAAAGAATATGAAAAGCATAAACTTAGTTTCCTCTTATTCTCTAAGAGGTTTAAAGACAAACTGATTAAAGCATATGGCTGCTTGTCTAATGTTGTCTGGTTAGGAAATTTGTCTCATGTTGAATATCTGACATGGTTAGGAGCTAAATGGACACCATTGACAGAAGAGTTTGCAATTTTTGAATTAAAGTAGGTGGTGATTCTTTAGTAATGTGTTGGGCAGCAGCTACTACAATGCTTGTTGGACAGGTAGCATTAAAAGGTATGCAGATATACCAGAGAAATAAAGCTATGGCACAACAGGCACAATCTCAAGCTACAGACAACATCTTTGAGATGAATAACAGCTTGATGAACTATGAACAGGAGAGACAAGATGCATATGATGAAGCAGTTAATTCTATCATGAAGACACAACAGAATGCCTTACAGCTTAATTCACAGGTAGAAGCGGCAGTAGCAGAAGACTTCGTTGGAGGGGGTAGAACTGCTGACCAGATAACTAGAAGCTCTTATGCCGATACTGCTAGAAACATTGCATCAATTCAAGATAACTATAAACGAAAGAGTAATGAAATTGACCTTAATAAGTATGCAGTAGCAAAGAGCACAGCTAGGACTAATAGTGCTCTGGCAAAATCTGCTAAACCAAATAGGTGGGCAGACATGCTTGAGTTGGGTTCTACAGCTTTCTCTGCATACCAGACAGCACAGGATATTAAGTTAAAGAGAGATACAGGGGGAAAATATTAATTGGCAACAAAGACAGCGAATGCATTAGGGACAGAGAGACAGTTTGCCCCACAGCCTAAAGATGTCTACCAGAAACAGTTAATTGTCCCCTCTGGTAAAACATCTCTTAGTGCTGATGAAACTAAAGCAGGAAGATTAGCCAGAGCTTTAGGGATTGCTTCTGATACATTAGGAAGAGCCGCAATGCCAGCAGAAGAAAGATGGATGAAATATGGCAAGTGGTATGCTGAAATGGCAGAACGTGACCCTAAAAATGCAGACAAGATTGTAGCTAGTTCACAGCAGATGTTAGCTAATGCAGGTCTTGAAAAGTATGTAGACAATCCCTACGCTATTGCAGAACTTGATAAATATAGAGGACAGAACGCTCTTAGAGACATTCATAACAGATATCAAGATGATGTAGTAGCTAAAGAAGGGGTGTGTCTTACTGCTGACGAAGAAGCACAACGTTGGCAGAATTATGTACAGGAACATATTAAAGAATACAACTATGCTCCTATGAACCAGAAAGCTACAGAAGATGCTAATGTTGATGGGACTACTGCTCCTAACTCTGCTTCTGAATTGGGAGTATTGAAGCCTGTATCTGGCTTTAGAGGTTCTCCTACAGACAACTTCTTTAATGATGGCTTCTATGAGAACTACCCAACATATTCACAGAATGTAGTTAATGCACAGAGAGAAGAAGCGGCGAACAACAGAGACGCTTTAAGAAGTGCAGGATTTACCGCTAATCTTTCTGCTCTTTCTAGTCCAGAATATTTGTCGAGCCATAAGGTAGAGGATTTCCAGAATGACTTAAAAGGAGCTTGTATGTCTGCTCTTACTTCTGGTATGCAGATTAGAAAGATGGTTCCTATCTTGGCTAAGTTTGCAGATGAAGTTGTGTCTAATCATGGTAGTGCAGATTTAGAGAAGATGTTTGATACAGAAGTCTACGTTGATGGAGACCAGAAGTCATGGAAACTGAAAGACCTTCTTCCTTATGAAACTTATCATGGGGCGGCTCTTAAGATGGACTTGGCATTAAGAGAGAAAGATGCTTCTGATATTGTAGACAAACTTTCCAATGCAAAGTCTCTTGAGGAATTTAATAGTATCCTTGAAGATACGAAGAAAAACAATCCTCATATGTATACTTCTCTTGCACAGTCTTATAATCTTAATAGTATGTGGCAGGCTAAGAAAGATGAAATTGAAAGAGAACAACGTAGAATGGCTAGTGGTAGAACGGGAGCTACAGGTTCTGCTATCTCTGGAACTATGGACAGTGTGTCTAATGCTAATGGTATGAGATGGTTAGCAGATGCAGTAGCAGGAAAATCTTATTCTGGTGTTACTGGTTCTCCTATTACTTCTGGATTTAAAGTTACATATATGGATAGTAAGGGGAATGTAAAACAGAGAAATGCTACAGATGATGACTATAATGCTCTTGGTGGGCAGTTCATGTCTGATATCGTACAGAAGGTAGATAATGGGCAGATTACCTTGGAAGATGCAGTCAATCAGCAGATGTCTTTGTTCTCTATTCCACAGATGCACAAATTCAGAGACAGTTATAGACAGTCTTTAACTAGTACTCTCTTACAGTCTAAAGCTATTGATTGGGATAAACTTGACTATAGTAATAATAATGTAAGAAATGTACAGTTGGCTCTTGATATGTACAGAGCTAATAGAGGTATGGCACGACTTGTCTTAGGTAATGAATTGTTTGGTAAAATCTCTGGGATTGCTACTCTGTTCGACAATGCCAATAATACTATTTATCATGATTCTGCTACTGAATATCCAGATGGATTGAAGGAAGCAATGAAGAATTATGGAAATACTGCATTATACCTGTCTGAACATGGTGATGAGGTAGACAAACGGTATTGGAGTGCTACAGGTGACTACAGAAACCTTGGTATGAACATTGAAGCTGTTGATGATAATAGGGATTCCTCTTATGCGTCTGGCATTAATTATATGGACGTAGACTGGCTTAAAGACAATATCTATGCTACTGCTAGTATTCTAATTGCAGGAGGTATGTCTGGTGAACAGGCAATATCTGCTGCGGAAGACAAAGTTAAAGATGGTGTCTGCTCTTATAATGGTGTTGTCTTCCCTAAAGATGTTACTTTAGGTGTAAATGAAGATTCTACATGGAAACTTAAAGGATTCAGTTGGGGATTGAGAGCATTAAGAGATGAGAACTCTGATAGTAGTACAGGCTATGTGTCTTCTTTCAATTATGATGATACTACAAATTCTTTTGTGTTCACTACAGCCAGTGGAGACACTAAATCTTATACAGCCGCAGAAGTAACTGCTAGAGCGAATGAGGAGATTGATAATAGAATTAAAGAAGAACAGGATTCTTATAAAGCTAAACAGGTAGTGAATGATAAAGGATATGATACTACAGACCCAGAACATTATGATGAATACACATACCCAGATACGCATGATTACAAGACAGACCCAGATACTGGTACATTGCTTGATAAATACTTGTAAATAAAAAGGAGGTGAGAAGTTATGGACGTTGTTGATGCATTTCTTCAAGCTGTCACAGGAAATGAATCTGGTGGTGATTATGATGTTATAAATGAGATTGGAGCCAGAGGACGTTACCAATTTATTCAAAGTACTTATAATGAGTGGGCAGATGACCCAGATGATTGGTCTCCAGAAGCACAGGATAGAGCCGCTAGAAAGATGGCTACTTATCTAATTAATAATTATGGATTTAGAGGAGCCTTTGAAGCATGGATGGGTGGAGAAGGTGGAATAGGACATGAAGACTGGTCAGATGGAAATACAACTATTGGTGAGTATGCTGATAATGGCATGAGACAGTTGGAAGAAATTCTGGCTAATAATGGAGAAAACCCCATTGATATCCTTGGCTCTGCTCCAGTAGACAGTAACTTTCATAGTCGTGTAAATCATGAAACATTGTCTGACACACCAGAACCACCACCAGAGCGAGACCCATTTACTAGGTTTATTGAATCTGCTCAAGATGCTCTTCTTGATAGTGGTGTTACTTCTTCCCTTAGATATCTTTGGTCAGAAATAAATCCAACTGTTCGTGGTTCTTTAACTGTCCCCGGCTTTAACACACCTTACTCTCCAACTGATGAAGACATAGATTATGTTAAGAAGTTACTTCCTAATGATGTAAATGCACAGAACTTTGTCTTAACTAGTGCAAAGTCTCAAGACCATATGTTTATGCTTGCCGCCATGAAGAAGCAGGACTATGACAGGACAATGAGACTTGCTCAAGATGCCCAGAGGAATGGTATGAATGTTGCAGGGATTCTGGGTAGTCTTGTTGGTGGTATGCTTGACCCTGTTAATCTGGGGACTGTAGCTTTAAGTGGTGTTGGTACCGCAAGAGCCTTTGGTAAAGTGTTGTCTCGCTTAGGAACCAATGCACAAAAGTTGTCTGCTTTCTCTAAAATCAAGGCGGCACAGATGGCGGCTAATGCGGCTACTGGTGTTGCTATGATGGGGGCAGACAGGTTCCTTGCTAGTAACTTTGGTGGATTTGATGCTAACTATCTCCAATACATGACACAGGCAGCTATTCTTGGTAATGCCTTTGATGCTATGAGAATGGTTAAAGGTGCTATCCCTCGCTCTAAGGCACTACAGAGGACAATGGTAGCTTTAGACAAGATGGAGAACAATACAATAGCAGGAGCACTTGATTTGGTTCCTGCTAACTCTCTTAAACAGGACATTAAAAGAGAATTAAATTCTTTGTCTTCTAAAACAAGAGAAATTGATGTTCCTGCTATTAAAGACAAAAAGGTAGAGGGCACTGCCCTTCCAACTACGAAGATAGAAGTAGACAATCATGAAGCCTTTAGACGTAAAGTTGGAATGACTAAACTTGAGATGGAGGACCTTGGCTTGTCTACTCCTACTGATAAGGAAGCCAAAGTAAGACACCTCACATTACAGCAGAGAGAAGCCTTAGATGCTAAACGGACAAGGTATGTCTTAACAGAAAGACAGGCTATTGACTTTGCTAATGCTCATGGTATTCAGATTACTAAAGGAACTAAGGCTTTCAATATTCCTGCTACTGGACAGACAGTTGTTATTGGTGACAGGATTAAGACAAAACAGCAGTTGAAGACAGCCTTGCTTGATGCTCATACTCAAGGCATAGGAATGAAAGAAGTCATTGGTGAAGAAGCCTATAATCGTATTTTGTCTAATCCATTGAATAAAGAGGTAAGAACAAACCTCTATGATTTACTGGAAGACAAGAAATGGAATACCAGTGACCCTCTTGTACAGCAGGTATTGAAATATACTAGAGGAAATATCAAAGCCCTTAGAGGAGAGAACAGAACCAATGTAAGTGACAAGACACTTATGAAATGGGTTAAGTGGAGTTCTCAAGAACAGAAATATAGAGACACCCCTATTAGAGTATCTAAAGATGGAACTCTCTATATGTATGACACTAAATTTGATAAAGACAATCCTGCTAATCTTGCTACAGAAGAGAAGTGGGTGTCTGACCAAAAAGAAGTAGACAAGAAAATGCAGTCTTCCTTACCCTCCTTTATGCCTAAGAGTATGGGGAGATTCTTGGAAGCTAGTCCACTTTTCCAGACAGTATATGGTGTACTTGGCAGCTCTAAACTGAAATTAGTAAGAGATATGACCAATCGTGTCTTCCTTCCTACTAGAGGTAGACAGTCTGATTTAGGAGACACCATGTCTGTTGTTGCTGAAAGAAATAAAAGGTATTTGCAGGATAGATTAAGACCTTTTCAGCATGAATACCTTGATGCAAGAAATGAGTGGATGTCTTCTCACAGGCACTATAACTTTCAAGAACAGCATAGATTCTTCTTTGATTATGAAGCACAGAAATGCTATAACGCTAAGTATGCAGGAAATACAAGAGGGTTGTCTCCAGAAGAATTGCAGTTTGACACTGCTATAGAGAAAGCTGCTGACACAATGTGGAAAATGAGACAAACTTGTATTGATATCATGAAAGAAGACCCTTATGCTCATGGTGGATTAAAAGGACTTAAGAGCTATCTGGACAAAGATTATCAAGTCTTGGACAATGAGTTTACCAGAAAGGTAGACAGAGAAGCCCTTACACGTCTGATTAATTCTATGGGGAATGATACTGACAAACTGATTGAGAAGTTAGATGAGTATGCCCATATAGCTGTCAAGAAAGATATTGTCAAGAAGCAGATGGAGCTTGAAGCAGAAAGAAACTTTAAGAAAGAGCACCAGAAATGGGAAGAAGCAAACGTAGGAAAGAATAAAGAAGAAATTCCTCCAGAGCCTAAACTTAAAGGAATCACTGATGATATGGTTGAAGAAGAGGTAGACAAACGCTGTAAAGAATGGGCTTTAGGTACAGTAGACCAGAGTGAATCCTTGGCTTGCTTTAATCATACTGGCACCCATACTGGAGACAATATCCCTGCTTTCATGAGACGTAGACTTCCTATGGATACTACCACCAGAATGCCTTTGACTTTAAGAGATGGAAGCACCATTGATTTTAGTTTTGACAAATTCTTAAGAGACAAAAATACAGACAGAATCATGTCTTCCTATATAGACAGGGTATGTGGTGAAGTAGCTATGTATGATTCTCTGGGTGACTGGAGAGCTGATGGTATCTTAGACAAGATTGAACAACAGCTACAGCATGGAGTGTCACAGGGATTTATTTCTAAGACAACAGCTCAAAGAGAAAAGAAAGCTATTATTGAAGGCTTTTCCAGAGTCTTGTCTACCAACATGGATTCTGACCCACATACTTTCATGGACGCAGTATCACAGCTTTTAAGAACTAAGTCTTATGCAGATGTAGGTGGACAGATGTTCCTTGCACAGTTAGGGGAATATGGTTCTGCTATGGCGTATTGTGGGAATAGAGTTCTGTTTGATAATATTCCAATCCTTAAAAATATCAGAAGAGCAATGATGTCTGGTGAAGAAAAGAAACTAGAAGACATTGCTAAGATGATGCAGGAACATACTTGGGGAAGTGCAGTAGAAGCTAGAGTATGGGATAGAAACGCAAGCTATGAATCTCGGTCATTTAGAGACGCTATGGGTTATTCCAGTGTGATTGCTAAGAGACTTGATAAGCTGAATAGTCTTGAGAAAATCTTCTCTAATGTAACTTCTACATTGAATCAGCTCCCTAAACTTACAGATTCAATGATTAAACAGACAAGGGTGTCTGGTATCATTGATTCTATTAAGTGGGCTCACAATGAGAAATTTGGTTTTAGTAGACAGCCTTTTAGTGATTTCTTCTTAAAAGCTGCCAATGTTAAGAATGTAGATGCTCTTAAGAAAGACATTATTAAATACATTGGGAATGATAAAGCTGATGTGTCTATGCTTGATAAATGGAGAAAGGAAAATCCGCAGACATACTTTGAATGGAGAAATCTGATGGATAACTATAGTAACAGGGGTATTCAGCAGATGTCAGTTGGCAATACTCCGTTACTGAAAGAAAAGAACTGGTTTACTAAATTGCTATTCCAGTTTAAAGACTTCTCCTTTAGAGCTATCAATGACCAGACACTAAGAGCTTTATCCTCAAGACAATGTGATGATGCTCTTGCTGCTATGTATGCTATGGGGACAAACTTAGCTTCTTACATGGGGCTTGTCTATCTTCGTGCATATGCTAAATATCCTAGTGACCCTAAAGGTAGACAGGAATACCTTAATAGGAATTTCACAGCGAGCAGATTAGCATGGGCAGCTTTCTCTAGAGGTGCTATTACTGGTTCACTTCCTTCTTTTGGTTCTGATATTTATGAAATTCTGACTGGCACTCCTATGATGAGAACTACAGTAAATAATAGTTATAATCCTAGGAATGACAAAGGGATTGGCAGTGCTTCTGACATTGCAGGACGAATGGTTAAGCAGATGCCAGCTATGTCCTCTGGGTTAGACCCTATGTTTGCAGGTGTAACGTCTGTATCTCATATTCTTAGTGATGAAGGGTTGTCTAAAGAAGACATTGCAGGAGTTATGAAGACACTCCCGTTTAATGGTTTCTGGGGTATGACGCTTCTTAATTCTGAAATTAATGACATTACAGAAGCAAAATCCAGAAAGGAGCTTAAGAAGCAGAATGATAGAGCGAAAGGCAGAAGCAACGAGAATATCTCTACTAATAATCCGCTTTCTGCTATCATGAATGTAAAATAATAAAGGAGAGATACTTTGGCTAAAGAAAGAAAAGCGTCTGTTATTTATGAAGGTAATGGAACACAACAGACCTTTTCTTTCCCCTTTGATTATCTTAGAAAGACTTTTATAAAGGCTGAAATCGTTGAGGGTTCTGGCATTACAGAACTTGAACAGGGGAAAGATTATTCCATTACTGATAAAGAACTTACCTTAAATAGTGGTGTGTCTGTAGCAACAGGTAAGCTGCTTAAAATTTATAGAGAGACTACTACAGCCCCTCTTGTAGAATGGCAAGATGCGTCTGTTCTTCGTTCTGCTGACCTCTCATTACAGGAAGTTCAGGTTTTACACCTTGCAGAAGAAACGGCAGACAAAGTGTTTGATACTGGCATGTCTACGTCCCCTACAAACACTAATGTGTGGGACGGACAGTATAAAAGACTTACTGACCTTCTTGACCCACAAGAAGATGGCGATGCAGTTACTTTAAGATACATTAATAGTAATCAGAGCAGTCTTCTTAATGAATTAAAGAATGAAGGAGCTAATCAAAACACTAGCATTGTAGCTACTGGTGATACACAGAACACTAGACTTACGAATACGGGAGATAGCTATGTTGCGACCATGACTACCTTAAAGGAAGATGCTACTATGAAAGCTACAGAAGCTAGTAACAGTGCTACTAGTGCTTCCTCTTCTGCTTCTACTGCTACTATGAAAGCTACAGAAGCTAGTAACAGTGCTACTAGTGCTTCCTCTTCTGCTTCTACTGCTACTATGAAAGCTACAGAAGCTAGTAACAGTGCTACTAGTGCTTCCTCTTCTGCTTCTACTGCTACTATGAAAGCTACAGAAGCTAGTAACAGTGCTACTAGTGCTTCCTCTTCTGCTTCTACTGCTACTACTAAGGCTACGGAAGCTAGTAATAGTGCAGAATTAGCGAAAAAGTGGGCGATGTCTGATTCTAGTCCAGATGGTGTGTCTGGCAATAAGTCTTCTAAGACTTGGGCAAATGAAGCGAAGAAGAGTGCTACTAGTGCTTCTTCCTCTGCTTCTACTGCTACTACTAAAGCTACAGAAGCTAGTAATAGTGCTAGTGCGGCGGCTAAGAGTGCTGAAAATGCAAAGACATGGGACCCTACTAGTTACTATACGAAAACAGAAGTAGATAATAAATTGGAGTCTATGGTTGATTTATTCTACCCTGTTGGTTCTGTTTACATATCTGCGGATAAGAGCAAGACAAAAGCAGATTTTCCTTTTATGCAATACGGAACATGGGAAGAAGTACCTGCTAACCTTTGCTTACAAACAGGGGAATCTAGTGAAGCAGGGACACAAAAAAGTGCAGGATTGCCGAACATCACAGGCGATGTTGGAGGGGTAACACCTTACTCTCCCAACGGAGATGGCGGGAAACTGCCGACAGGAGCGTTCTCTTTTACATCCGATGTTATATCGGGTGTTGGCCCTGCTTATAACGCATATTGGAATATGTATAGGAACTCTTTTGACGCTTCTCATTCTAACCCTATTTACGGTGCGTCCAATACCGTTCAGCCACCTGCCTACATGGTAAGAGCTTGGGTAAGAACTGCTTAAAGAACAGAATTGAATATTGTCATGAAGTATATCATTAAGATATAATCATAGGCAAGAAGGAGATGGTTGATATGTATTATGACAATAGCACAGAGTTTTACATTAGTTTAGCTTTGTTTGCTTTACTATTCATTGGTGGTTATCTGATAGACCATCATCATGAAAAATTAGGAGTAAAGGTTATCACACCTATTATTCTTCTTGCGTGTGTAACAGTAGTGCTAGGTGTACTTGTATTTATCTACTATCTCTTCCGTGCTATTTTCATGTAACAGAAAGGGGACACATCATCGAGCTAACACTATTTCTAGCAGGGCTTATTGCTACTGCTACTGCATGGATAATCAAAGAGTTTATTTTCCGTCCATTGCAGGAACAATTATATAGGTCAGAAAAAGGTATTAAAGAGCTATCCTCTAATATCAAAGAATTGACAGAATGTATAACAGACATGAAAGTCTCCATAACAAGAGTTTCTATGGAGCTTGAAGAGGTAAAGCGACGTGTGGACAAAATTGAAGACACACCTCGTAAATCTGCCTAAACGATTCTTAGGGAAGCCCTCTAAACGTATTATGCGATGGATACTATGGTACATATTAATTATCATAGTATCCACGTTTTTTTATTTGGTTGGTTGGTGCAGGGAGTGGTGGTTGACAGGAAAGCCAGACTTACAGGAACTTAGAGCCTTCCTCCATGAAATTGTGTCTTCTCCATGGATAGCTATGTTGGGATTCATAGGGCAGATGTTCGTAGATAAGAACAAAAATAAAATCCCAGACATATTGGAGAAAGACACACCTCCCCCTACACCTAGACCCCCTAATTATACAGAAAGGAAATAATTTATGGACTATCAGAAAATCGCAAGAAAAATTGTTTTGAACTATGTCAACGAACACATTGACAAAACAGACAATGTGCAGATTACGTTGGATAATGTGTTTATTGTTTGGTTCTGTAAGACTTTACAAAACTGGAAAGCACTGGTATCAACCACCTTACCAGACGGCATGTATTACGAAGTTACATATAATGGTAATAATAAAGAGATATATCTTGATGCATACAAGAAGTTTGAAAATAGAAAAATTGATGATTTGAAAGTCGAAAGATTAGCAAATTAATAGATGAAAGGAGAAACAATAGCAACAATGACACCAGATGATTTCATATCTATGATTGGAGATACCGCAGGTAAGGTATGTGCTGAATATAACCTCCCTGCTTCTGTCTGTATTGCACAGGCTATTCTTGAATCTGGTTGGGGAAAATACTGCATTGGCAATTTTAACTACTTTGGACGTAAGTGGAACGGTTGGGGAAACTATGTACGCCAGCAGACAACTGAATACATTGATGGTGAATATGTAACTATCTACGATAAATTTCAGTCTTATAGTTCCCTCGAAGAAGCAATACAGGACTGGTGTGTCTTAATGAGGGAAGAGCCCTGTTATGCAGAAGCTCTTTCTATTTGGGAAGACACATGGGACGTAGAAGAGTTTGTAAAGGCTATGGCCCCTGTATATGCTACTGACCCCGACTATGCTAACAAGATTATTAGTACTATTTGTGCTAATGACCTTAAAGCCTACGATGGGTGGAATGATTAAAGAATTATTAGAAGCGAGAATGGTCTATAAGGGGCGTCTTAGAGAGTTCATTAGCAATTTGTCATGGATTCTCTTAGGACGCAACAGAACATGTTCTCGTGCGAATTTGAGTGATTTGAGGTGATTCAGTGTTTCAGATTGACCCAAAACTGTTAGACACTCTGGCTGAACAGGAAGTACAGTCTTTGCTTGAATGTTTGTCAGACCCAGAGCTGCGACATGACCCCAGAATCCTTGAGAAAGTTAGAAAATTCTTAAAAGATAATGACTTGCTTGTCTCCCCTAAATGTAATGGTGTAGCTGATATTAAGAAGCAGATTGAAAGACAGCATATTCCTATCTTTGATGATTTTAAGGACGGTATTGATATTGATAGACATAAATGAGTTTAAAAATGCTTACTGGACTGATGAACAGGTAAAAAAGGCTAAAGAAGATTTCAGAGTGTTTGTCTTTATCCTTTGGAAGAGTTTAGGACTTCCAGACCCTACACCTATCCAGTATGACATCGCAAAGAATCTTATGTACCCTATCAGCGACAGATTCATTATTGAAGGGTTCCGTGGTGTAGCTAAATCATATCTGACTTGTGCCTATACTGTATGGAGATTATGGAAAAATCCACAATTAAAAGTATTGATTGTCTCTGCTTCTAAAGACAGGTCAGATGCAAACGCTGTCTTTGTTAGACGTATTATTAATCTGCTTCCATTCTTAAAAGAGCTTGTCCCTCAAGACGGGCAGCGTAATACACAGAATCTTTTTGATGTAGGGTTAGCTATTCCAGACATCTCTCCTTCTGTTAAGTCTGTAGGTATCACTGGCCAGATTACAGGTTCCCGTGCAGACATACTGGTAGCAGATGATATTGAAGTACCTAACAACTCTGGTACACAGGCTCAAAGAGACAAACTGGGTGAAGCTGTCAAGGAATTTGATGCTGTCTTGAAACCAGATGGACAGATTATTTATCTTGGTACTCCACAGAATGAAATGTCTTTGTACAATGAACTACAAAAACGTGGATATAAATGTAGGGTGTGGACTGTTCGATACCCAGAAGACAAGAAGCAGCTAGAGGATTATGGAGACACACTTGCTCCATTCATCTTAGATAACTGGGAAAAGCATAAGGGAGAACCTACTGACCCTAAACGATTCAATGAACAGGAAATTGCAGGGAGAGAGCTGTCTTATGGTAAAGCAGGATTCGCTTTACAGTTTATGCTCAATACAAACCTCTCTGATGCTGAAAAATACCCACTAAAGGTACAGGACTTGATTGTAGCTGACCTTGACATGAATGAAGCCAGTCTTAAGTGGTCTTGGACTTCTGACCCATCTAAACGTTTGAAAGATGTAGCGTCTGTAGCTCTTAAAGGAGATTTCTTCTATTCTCCTCTTATGCAGTCTCCAGAAACAGAAGAATACACTGGAACTGTTATGGCTATTGACCCTTCTGGTAGAGGTAAAGATGAGACAGCTTTTGCTATTATCAAATACCTTAATGGCTATTTGTTCCTTATGGAGACTGGTGGCTATCAATCTGGGTACAGTGATACTACCTTAGAGACATTAGCAAATAAAGCTAAGTTCTGGAAAGTCAATACTGTTGTCTACGAATCCAACTTTGGTGATGGTATGTTTGGTAAACTCTTAGCTCCTGTCTTTACCAGAATCTATCCGTGTGCTCTTGAAGAAATTAGAAGTAAGGCACAGAAGGAACAACGAATCATAGACACACTGGAGCCTGTAATGATGAGACACAAACTGATTGTCAATAAGAGTGTTGTCTTAAATGATTACAAAGTCTATGAACGTGACCCTAATTATTCTTTAATCTATCAAATGACCAGACTGACCAATGTAAGAGGAGCCTTGGCACATGACGATAGATTAGATGCTCTTGAAATGGCAATAGAATACTTTGCTAACTGTATGGATAGAGATTACCAGACAGGTATGGAAGAGCGTATGGACGAATTATTAGACAGATGGAGTGACCCAGACAGAGGTATCTTCTATATTGAGGAGATGCATAATAACGCACCACAGACACCAGTGGGAAGACATGATTACAGTAGAGTTAAGTTAGCTATGCTGAAAGATTTAAATACAGCCGAAAAAATAAAGTATAAATAGACATAACATTTAGCTAATTGTCACACTATTATACAAAAGTGCTAATTGTCACACTATTAGAAGAAGAGAGGAGAAAAGTATATATGTATCATACATGCCCCTTCCATGGTTGGTATATGGGAATAATATGTGGATAGATATATGCACTCCTATGTGTATGTTATGAGAGACTATTAACTACTATACTTAAGTATATCTTTATTGTTCTTGTTACAACTACTACTAAAGATATACTTAAGATAGTTCTTTAGTAGTAGTTGTAATAGTCCTACTATAGATAAATACTTAAGTAGATTAAAAGAACATTAAAGGAGATACTAAAGATGAATAGTAATAGTGTTCCTTTCAAAGATAAATACTTAAGTATAATTATTAAAATTGTATTAATTTTAATTCTCTTAAGTACAATCATTGGTGGTTGTTATTTAAGTTATCATAAAGGTTATACTAAAGGTTTATCTGAAAGTCGTAGTTGTAATAGTCCATCTATCGACCCTCCTTTACTTTCCACTGATATTGGTATAAAATGGAAAGACAAAGCTACTGATAATGATTTAGTTTTAAATAATCATTACAAAGCTACTATAGATGGACAAGAAGTCATTATTCCCGTAAGACCCAAGAAGATTAAAACTCCATTAGAATCTTCATCTCCCTCTAATGTAACCACCACTGTTGACCAGACACTCGATTTGACACCATTGTATAAAGACTATGAGAAAAAGAGGAAATGGGAGATTGGAACTGGTGTAGGCGGTGTGTCTGGCGAATGGTATATTCCAGTACAGATTCAAAGAAACTTTAACAAAGACAAAGCATTAGAGGTACAGCTCAATGTGTCTCCAGAAAAGAAAGGGGTGTCTGGAGCACAAGTGACATACAAGGTCAGAATTTAGTTACCTTGGGTAAGTAATATTTTAGTAGCATAGTAGTAGTCAAACATTAAGAAAAACCAGATATTGTCGTGCATTGTCTATTTGATATATATATATTATACACATAAGAGATATGTGTGTATCAACATAGAAAAAATGTTGATGGCCCGCAGAGAAGCGGGTACTTTTTATGGAGGCAGAATAAACAATGAAAGAACAGCAGGTTGAAAACGAAGTTGTAGTAGAAGAAGAAAAACAGGAAGAGGTATGCTGGGCATTACTGGAACTGGCATCCATGAACAAACATTAATTTCCATCGACCTGCTGCCGCAAGGCAGCTTTTTTTATTGGCGATATGGCGCGGTCGGGATCGGGACCGGGATCGGGGCGGTGCTTGCCGGTATTCCCGAAGGGGCCTGCGCCTGCGGCGCAGAGGGGCGTATGGCATCCATCGGGCCTCCGGCCCTTGGTGCCAAGGGTTGTGTAGAAAGGTTGCGTCGCTTCGCTCAGGGGGCAGCTGCCGTGGAGGGCGCCTCTAAATTATAGAAGGCGCCAGTTTGTATAAAACCATACAACCGCCC